CACGCCGCGAGTCGGCGGTGGCTCAGCTTTTTTCGTTAGGCTGCCGGGTCACGTCGCGTTGTGGATGAATGTTTCCCGGCGGATAAAGGGATGCGTCTTGCCGTGCAGCACCACGCGCTTGATCCATTTCTGGAAGCGCAGGCTTCCGGCGTGCAGACACTTCATGGCGGAGTTGCAGTCCGGGTGCATCAGCACCGCGCCGCTCCAGTCGTCGCCGATGGTGCCGCCGTGAGACTTTGGCGTCAGGTGCGCCCGGTTGAGGTTCTGCGGCAGCGTGAAGGCTTGGCAGAGCCAGCAGCGGCCATCCTGCATTTTGTATTGGTCGTCGAATTTGCTCATGGCTTTTCTCCGAAGGTTTTGGTTCTCCGCCACATTTCGCGGGCGGGCTGGTCTATCCAGCCTTTCTTGTGAAGCCGGATGAGGCGTTGCGTCACGTCCTCGACTTTCAAGCCGCTGCTCACAGCGAGGCTGCGGCGCGTGAACGGTTCGGGCGCGTCCTGGATGATTTTCAAGAAGCCGGGATCGAACTGCGGGCCGGAGCCGCTCTGCCTGACTTTGGGCGCGTCCGGTTCCGGCAGCGGCGGGATCGGCGGAGGCGCGACATCCGCGATCTTGGCGCGCTTCTGTTTCTTGATGATTTCCAGCGCGGCGGCGGGATTGATTGCCAGCACGCCGTCGCCGTTGAGTTCCGCGACTTTCACCACACGCTCGACGGTTGCGCGGCGCGTCTTTCCGTCGTCCTCGATTTCGATTATCAGATGTATTTTCATTTTATATTTTCAGGCCGGCCAGCCTAACAACCGCATGGAGCCAACGGCGGCTGCTCCTTGCTTTGAGATTTTAGAAGTTTTCATGGTTTTAGTTATTCGCGCCGTGGCTCATGCGGAGCGTTAGGCGGCTTATGCCCACGGGAGCAGCTTCCAGCTTCCATTGCATAGTTCGCCGCGTTTGTTTTTGTGACTCATTACGACCTTTGCGCTGCCGTCGCCGCCTTTAGGCACATAGGTTTTCACTTTTTTATCGCACCAGTTGCAGACGAAGCGAATGTCGCGGTCGGTCGGTTTATGTTTGCTCATTGGCTTCCTTCATTAGCGTGTTCACGATGTCCTCTTGCTCTTTGGTCGCGGCGGCGCGTTTTTCTTTTATAAATTTAGCCACAGACTTTGCCAGCAGTTTTTCGCTCCGGCTTGGCGACATACAGTTCACCGTCGGATTTTCGAGATGCTTTTTATGGCTCCAGACAAGCGGTCGGTGGTTTTTCCACCAGCCTATTGCGGAAGTGATTATTTTTTGCTCAGTTGTTTTCATAGTTTTGTTATCGCTGACACCTAACAAGGCGCTTCAGCCAACGCCTTTGGCTTGCTTCTGAATTTAGCCATCACCACTTGAACATCGAACGGGCTTGCCAATGTCGCGCAGTAGCGTTTCAGAGCAGTCTCGGCGGGATATTCACCCACAAGCGCGGAGGCGAGCAGGTCAGATATAGTCCGCAGTTCAGCCGCAGAATCAGTCGCTGATGCCAACGTGCTTGGCCGTCTCTTTTTATTCGCTACGGATTTCTTTTTCATAATGTCTCTAGTCCACGGCGGCTCATCGGCACCGTTCGGCGGCTTATGCCCACGGGAGCAGCTTCCAGCTTCCATTGCATAGTTCGCCGCGTTTGTTTTTGTGACTCATTACGACCTTTGCGCTGCCGTCGCCGCCTTTAGGCACATAGGTTTTCACTTTTTTATCGCACCAGTTGCAGACGTAGCCATCCGCCGAACAAGTCGCCGGATCCAACGATGACTGCCCTAGCATTATGAGTGTTTTTAGTTTCATTGTTCTCAATGGATGTCAAATTTTTCATCGGCAGGGGCTGGCTAAACCAGCAGGTCAAAGCCAAGTTCTTTCAAAATGTTTTTTGGAAACGGTGCCAGCCCCCGGTTGCGTGGATTTGGCGGACCGCCGTTGATCTCAATAAGTCGCTTCATGGCCGCATCAAACATGGGCCAAAACTCACCCAGCGCGGTTTTGATTGCTGCCTGATATTTTTCATCCTGCTCGACCTTCAAAACGAACGGTGGAAAATTTCGCCGGAAACTGGAAAAATACCAATGTGGATATTGTGTCACAAAAAGCGAGCCTTGAACCTGGGCGGTGTATTGTTCTGGCAATTTACCGTCAAGCAAATAGCGTATGTGATTCGGCAGCGCGGGGCATTTTAATTCCAGCCCGCCGCCATCTCCAGTGATTCCATCCGGTGAGCAGCCAATGCGATCATCGTTGCCTTCGATGAAAGCGCACTCAGTAACTTCAATTCCAGTTTCGAGCGTGAACGCGGGACGGGCATATTCCTCAAGAATCTTACCTTGTTCAATGTCAAAGACGCCCTGGACCTGCGGCAACGGACCACCAATCCACGCTTCGCAAAGTTTTTCAATCATGTAGGTTTTTACGCCCTTGCCTTCGCCGACTTTGCCGGTCGGGGTGATGAGATTGGAAAGTTCGCTGGCGGTGATTTTGCCGCTGCGAAGGATCATCCATTCCGGTGATCCCTGTAAAATGTCGCGGTGAATTTTCATCACTGAGCCTTTTCCTTGCGGGTCAACATTAAGTCAATGTCGTTATATTTCGACGCCGGAATTTCAGAAAATTTATCCGCTCCGGCGTATTTCCAAAACGCCTTCATGTCCACAACATCACCAAGCATTCCAATGCGATGCTGAATCTCCGAAACTTGCTGCGGCGAGATTTTTGTTTTGTTGTCGCCCTCCATTTTTACGTCGTCACGCTTTCCCACAATGTGAAGCGACAGCCCCATTTCGAGTGCGCCGCGCTTGCCAAACGTGTGCGCCCCAAGATCGTTTTGGGGGGCGGATGTGCCGGGCGGGCCTTCGCCAATTCTGACCGTGCAGGGGATTTCGCGGCTGTGTCCTGCGAAGTGCGTCAGAGTCATTGTTGTGGTCACACGTCCATTCTCGTAGCCAGTCTCGCGGAATGAGTAGCAGAAACCAAATTCTTGGCAGATTGGACGAACAATCGCGTCAATGTCCTCAAAATTTGCATACTCGAATTTTGTATTTCCTAACTTGTCTGGAATCGCGCGCACCCCGACAATTTTTGGAAGCGCGGATTGAAGCTTCACAAAATCAATGTTAAATTTTCTTTCGGCGTCCATCGCCAAAAGCTCTTTCATCACGGCCAGCGAATCCTTGTCGAGCGACTTGGTTGCGGCAGCCTCAAAGGCCTGCTGAATTGTTATGCCTTGCGGCGCGGCCACAGCCATCGGCTGTGGCTCATTCGGTGTGAATTTGGAAACCCCCATTTGCGGCGCGTTGTGCGCCTCGGCGGTGATCGGCAATTCTTCGATTGGCTTCATAAATTAATACTGGTTTTCTTTTTCGCTTTGTATCTGTTCGCCCGCTTCCTCTAAAATGCGCTGCTCAAGCTTTTTGTCCACGTCAATTTCGTTGGTTAGGTGGAGTTTCACAGCAGTTCTCCGGTTGAAATTTGAGCCTCAATCCATTTCGCCAATTCTTCGATTTTGACGGCAATTGTCGGCGTAAGAAGGGTGGCTGACAGTGTGGGAATTTCCATTTCTCGCAGCGTCTTTGCAAAGGCTTTTAGTTTGGCATTGTCCGGCGCGGCAGCGGCTTTTTTGGCGGCGGCAGCAGCTTCGGACTGCCTTTTCGCTTCCGCATCGCGTAGCGCACGCGCAGCGGCCTCGGCAGCGGCTAATTTCTTGCGCTCTTCGTCGGCGACGGCTTGCAGCCGCGCCTGCTCCTTTTTGGCTTCCGCATCGGCAGCGGCGCGCTCGGCCTGCGCTTTTTTCTCGGCAGCGGCACGCTCGGCTTTCGCTTTGGACTCAATCGCCTCACGCTCTTTGCGGGCCTTTTCCTCGGCAGCTTTACGCGCAGCCTCGGCAACGGCGTGCAAGGCGGCCAGTTTTTTTTCGGCGGCTTCTTGTGCAGCCTTCGCTGCCGCTTGCTCTGCGGCGAGCTTGCGGGCGGCTTCCTCGCGCTCGGCTTTGGCGGCAGCTTCGCGGGCTTCAGCCTCGGCTTTCAACCGCGCATTTTCAACGGCGATGCGCTCGCGTTCGATGCGCTCCGCTTCCGCTTTGGCTTTCGCCTCGGCTTCCAGCTTCGCGGCGGCGTCAATCTTCGCCTGACGCAAAAGCTTGGCGTCGGAAAGCATTTTGGCATAATTCTCAGCCGAAAGCTCGGACAGGTCGCCGAAAACAGGAACGTCAAGAAACGGCTGCAATTCCTTTTCGCGTGACGACTTCAATTCGGCCAGCCGCGCCGCCTCGGCACGCTCTGCGATGTCCTCGGCGTCTTGCAGCGCAGTTTCCACCGGAGACAGATCGGCGAGCAGGATGTTGTGGAATCCATCCACGGCGCGGCCATAAAGCAGCGCGTGTTCTTTTTGCTTCTTGCGGGCAGCTTCGCTTTCGAGCCGGACGGCGCGCAAGGCGAGACGGCAGGCGCGAGACTTGCGGATTTCCTTTACACAGGTTGCATCCTTCACGGATTCGGCCACGCCCCGCGCGTCATCAATCGCGGCGCGGGCTTTGGCGAAGATTGGTTTGAAGGCGTCAGCCAGCGATGACGCCGCCGTTTTTTCAAGCCCGGTCGAATCCGCGTATTTTACAAGCTTGTCATCAGCCGGATTCAAGACTTCGACATCAACTGTTTTGGTTTCGTTGTTCATTTTGTTTTTGGTTGCGTTAAATTTGTGCCGGACTATCGCGCCGTCCGGCTGGCGGCTACACTCTCTAGCTGTCACGCCAAACGAGGCGTTTCGTCTGCGCTTGTGCTTTTACGTCGAACTGGTCGCGCAGCATCCCGACGTGCGGCGGGGAGGAATCGCCGCAAAGTTATTGAATCATGCGGCGGATCGTC